TGACTGACCTAAAGGCGCGTGCGAGGGAGATTGCGGACGAGTTGGCAAGTGAATTTCTCCGAAACTATATTCCCAAAAGCGTATGGCACGCCAAGGTTGAATCCGCGCTGCTCCAGTTCGTGGCGGAGGCGCAACAGATAGAACTAAAGCAAACATGCAAGACTTGTGAGTCACTAGCCAGATGGGAGAGCCTAATGAAATGCGACCGCAGGGGGATGGAGTGATATACATACAGCAAGACGAAATTAGCAACCGCTTAGACGAAATGGAGGACCTATGCAAATACTGGAAGCTGTGTCGAGAGAAAGGGAACGATACTCCAGGTCAAATAAGCGCTTTATTGGTCATTTTGGCAAATGGAATTGCATCTCTTGACGAACTTGAAAAGAAAAGCGGTCCAAGGATGGAAGGGTAATGCCTAAGCAATTCACACCAGAGGAACGAACCCTTTCGGCAGCCTACGCCAAGGCTTGCCGCGAGCATTACCATGCGAAAAGGCAGATGAACATCAAAAACTGGTGCGGCCTATGCGGGGAGCCTATTGAACGGTTTCACAAATGGCGGGAAACAGAGGATGGGAAGCAACACAAAAACTGCAAATATCCCATGAACCGTAAATAACGTACTTGCACTAAACGCGCTGAATAGTGCAAATAGCCGAAACGGCGCGCCTACTCCTCCCGCTTGGACCGATAAAACGCCCGCATCGCATCCATGTCCTGCTTGCGCAATGCCCTAGCCTCTAGCTCCTCGGCTGCTTGGGCGGCAAATATGGTCTTGATCTGAGGATTGATAAGCCAGTCACGGTGCAGCCCGTCATTGCTGCGGGCGACACCTTTCGGCGTCAGCCATCCGGCATTGACCAATAGCCCCATCGCCTCTTTCCTCTCCCAAGGCTTTAAGTTGTCCCACTGCTTCCAGTGAGCCTTGTAGATCGTCCGGGTAGAGATTTCCGTCATGCCCAGGTTCGCCAGGATGTAGCGGGCAATCGTCTGCGCAAAGCTACGTTCGCGCTTGTCGCCCATCAGCTCATTCCAGAACTCTTGAATGTGCGACAGTTGCCAGTCGAGGAAGAATGACACCACAGACTGCGCCGTGGCTGCGGATATGCGGTCATGCTCGTTAGGCTGCTGCCCGTTGGCTGCGCGGTCGATCAGATGGTAAAGCAGCATCAGGCGTGAGCAATAACCTTCCCACTTGCCCATGTGAGAGGCGAGCGAGATATTTTCCTCGTACCTGATCCGGGTCGCCATCTGCCTAACGAAAGCAGTCCGGATTTCCGATGCTTCCGGCGACATGCGTATAACCAAGTCGCCGTGATGCTCGCGGAGGGTCATCAGGATTTTCTTAAACTGGGTCGATGCCGAATAGTCCGGGCGGCTGTCCTTACCGGGCTTTTTGGGTGCTGCCATGCACAATAGGGTACGTTGCAGCAGGCCATCGTTTTGCAGCGAGCCGAGGTACTTGATTACCGCATCGGGCTGGATGCCGCCGCACAGCACGGCAGACCAGTTAGGGACGATCTCCTGCCGGTGATTGGCTAGGTTCTGCTTATCTACGCCGCCATCAAATAGCTTCAGGAACCGCTGTCGATCCCCGGATGGTCCCTTGCCTGAATAGCGGTCAAATTCTGCGATCAGTCCGGAAACCTCGTCCCGATACCATATGACGCCACGGGGGGAATACTTAAGCACATCCCTTGCGCCCTCCATTGTGGCCTTGTCCAGCCAAATCTGCTCTATCTCGGGGTGTTCCGGCTCCTCTGGCCTTGGCTTGCCCTCTTTGATGCACTGCGCCTCCAGCAAGGCATACTGCTTCATGGCGTAGGCGTAGTCCTTCATCTTGCGGATATTGTCTCGGGACAGTTCCGCATCAATCTGCTGCACCAGACGCATAGGCTCCTCAAGGGCTGGAGTCTTGCCAGTTGACGGATTCCCGACAGCCACGGTCCATATGCACGGCCTAACCTGCCAGCGGGGATCATGCTGATTAACCTGAAGCCGGATAAGGTCGCTTGCGACGCCAGCACAGGCTGCTATGGCCGATAACGCCGATATGCCAGGGTCGGTGCCCTTGGACTCCGATTCATCGCTTATATAGTCTCCTAGCGCGTCCGGGACCATGTTTCGCTTGAATGGCCTGCCCCTGAAAATGGACGTGGTAATGTCCAAAGGCTCGGACCACGTAGTTTTACTTGCCTGATACGTGATTTCTTCGTAGTCGAATAGTGGTTCCTCGGACTCCGGATCGGTCAGGGATGGGGAGGGACCATCGTCAATGCCGAGGGGAGGAATCCCGGCAGTCTGACCTACGCTGCCACCACGCAGCGCCGGGTCCGAGGAAATGGGTTCGGGGGGGAGAACGCCGGTTCCACCAGCATCCAAACCATCCCCCGAATTCGGCTCAATAATCTTAGCGTGCTTCTTGGCCCAGTCCGCCAGCGTTGCCAAGTCAGTAAAGTCTGACGGTTGCCGGGTTCCGGGGAGAAGCTTAACAGGTTCGTCGGCTGTACGGGGAAGGTTTGCGATAGACTGCGCAAACTCTGATACGTCATGCCCGTTAGGCCAAATTACCACGGGGCGGTTAGACAAGTCCCCGCATTCGTCATCAAAGGTAAAAATGACATAGTGAGCGCCGAGGTGTGGTGTTGCCCCGGCTTTCTGCGCTTCATCAGCGACGACTAGAACTGCCTGCACGGCATACCCTCCCGGTGATTCTTATTACTTATACAGCGACGGATACGCCCGATACGCGGCAATCCTGGCGAAAATGTCGGCCCATACGGTAGCGGGCTTAGGAGTGTACTCTTTGAACGGTTCTACCGGCGTCGGGGTGCCTTGGCCGTTGTAGCGGGTCTTGCCGTAGTGCAGATGGAGGTTTAGGGTTTGCATTGCTGCCCCTCCGTGATGTATGGAACCGGCTTTGCTTTCAGTCCTTGCGATTTGAATCTCAAGGCGGCGGCTTTTGCTTCAAACCGTGTAAGGCAATTTAGCTTCATCAATTTTTTGCTTCCGTGGTCTTTTATTTCCACTCCCCACATAAATGCAAAATTGTTGTTCATTTCCCCTCCAAGATAAGTTGCGCCTCTTGTGCGCTTGTGACGAATCCGCCGCGCCCTCCAAGGCGTATTACTAGATCAATCATCCCTTTTTGCTTCTGTTCCTTCTCGGTGCCGCAATACTTCCAATTCCTACGCTTTGCCTCAATCACAAACATGCCAAAGTTTGCCAATCCCCAAAAGTCCGTCACGGTGTACTTATCGCCCGACTTGATAAATCGATTGAACCAGATGGGCATATTCTTTCCGTCTTTCCCTCTGATCTGCGCAGAGCCCGAATTGGCGCGAATAGCCAAGATTACGGAAGGATGCACTTGCAATAAATGCGTTACCTCCTTCATTACCGCTGCCTCTAGTTCGTCCTCATCGCTTCTGTTGACCACTTGGCGCACTGGGGCCATCTCCTTAATCCTCGGCTCCGGCAATCCCTTCGCCCGCCGTATGTCGCCAAACATGGCTTCGTTGTGGCGCAGGGCTGCGTTGATGCGCTCGCGTTCTTCGCGGTCGTTGCTCATGCGACATGCCGCCAAGTAGCATAGCTAAGAACTTTTTCAATGGTCGGCTTGCTTACTCCGTACCGCACTGCCATCGCCCTGACGCTAAATTGGTTCTCTAGCTTTCGCTTCTGGGCTTCTTTCTCAGCATGTTCTTGGCGAATGCGCTTGACCAGCGTTTCATTCAACTTTGCCTGTGGTAATTCATGCCCATGCTTAACCTTACCGTACATCATGTGATGCTCTCCCCTTCTCAATGCCGCCCTCTGCCGCATACCGCACCTTGACCGCGCCAAACACTGCCTCGAAAGCGTCCTTCACCGCTGCGCATCCCGGCATGGCGCTGCGGTTATCTGCTGCACCATCAGCGCGATTCCTTGGGGTAACTTCCCCTCCCGTATCTGCCGCAGTATCCTTTGCTTCGCTCGCCATTGCCGCATCCATTCTTTCCTGTACTTGCGCAGGCTGACCGCGTGCCGAGCCTGCCAATCTGCGATGTACTCGCGGCGGTTACAGTGGGGGACGCTCATTTGTCCGCCTTGAACCTGCCGCCTGTTTCAAACTCGATGAGCTTCTGTGACCTACTGGGGATGCCCTGCTTGAGCCAGTAAGCGAAGGTGCGACGGGACACGCCCATTGCCTTAGCACTTGCAACGGTAGTTCCGAATACCTTTTTGATCTGCTGCGCGGTCATGTAGGATGCCATGAATGATTAAGGTGAGGCAATCCTACGCTCAAAAAAAGATTTGCGCAAGCATTGCGCATATGCAATACTTGCATCGTAGTCCAACACCTACGGGGGAGTGAGATGAGCGAGACAGCAGAGGAGGTAATGCCCGTGCAGTTCTTTCCAGTGCCGCAGAAGGTCTGGAGCCTGCTCAGGATTAACCGCGCAGACTGGCTACCGAAGATATGGGCCGAGTGGCCGTTAGACGTAAGAGAAGAATGGATGCGCCTCGCACGGGTCAGCATGGACTATAGTGTGCCACCCGCGTGGGAGCAGATACCACAGGAGGACAGGCAGAGGATATTGAAGCGCATCCGGCAGTTTCGGGAGATGTACGTGCAATCCAAGCTGGGCGAGGTATGGCATCGCATTGCTTGGGCTACGGAGAGCAAGGAATGACCAACACCACAGGAGAGCTTATGGAACACGATGGACACCCACTGGTTGAGCAGGCCAGCAATTTGCCACAAACAGAGGCAATCTCATTCATGCAAATGATTGAGCGAGCAAGCCGCGATCCAAATGTTGACATCGACAAGATGGAGCGGCTGTTGCAGATGCATGAACGGATGGTCGATAAGAAGGCCGAGGCCGAGTTTAATGATGCGCTGGTCCGCTGCCAAAAGCTTTGCGGAACCATATCTGCTGATGCCAACAACCCGCAGACCAGAAGCAAATACGCTACTTATGCCAAGCTGGACAGGGCATTACGCCCAATCTACACGGCAGAGGACATATCAATCAGCTTTGGGACAGAGGACTCGCCAAAGCCCGAGCATATCCGTGTAATCGCCTATGCTTCAAGAAAAGGCTATACCCGCATCTATCGCACCGATATGCCCTCAGATGGCAAGGGAGCCAAGGGCGGCGACGTGATGACAAAAACCCATGCAGCAGGGTCCGCCATGTCGTATGGCGCAAGGTATCTGCTAAAGGGCATCTTCAATATTTCCATTGGCGAGGATGACGATGACGGTAACGGCGTTGGGCATCCTCAAGGCATGTCTGAGAAAGACTTGGAATCGTGGCTTGCCGCCATCCAAAGGCTAACCACAGATGAAGAAGCCAAGGAACTATGGGCAAAGGCATCGGCAGTTACAACCAAGGCTAGGGACGTTGAGGCACATGAAACGCTTAGGACTGCCATGCTCGCCAAGCGCAAGGAACTTAAAGCCAAGGCTAAGGAGATGCCGATATGAGGGCGCCTGATATGACTGGCCTACGCTTTGGCCGATTGCTAGTTATTTCTCGGTGTGGAACCAATCGCTATGGAGAGGCAACATGGAATTGCAAATGCGATTGCGGAAACATATCGACACCAAAAGGGAAGGATTTGCGGAAGGGTATATCCACTAGTTGCGGCTGTTTCAATTTGGAAGTTCTTCGCGCTGCCGCCACAAAACATGGCATGAAGTATTCATCAGAATACCAATCGTGGCACGCCATAAAGACTAGATGCCTAAACAAAAACAGTAAAGACTATGCAAGATACGGAGCCAAGGGAATTGGCATCTGCGATGAATGGAGAGATTCTTTTCAGGCGTTTTATTCTCATGTTGGCCCAAGACAACCAGGAACAACAATAGATCGCATTAAAAATTCTCTTGGATATATCCCTGGCAATGTTAGGTGGGCAACCGGGACAGAACAGGCAATGAATAAAACGAACAATACTTGGGTTACTCTAAAAAACGGAGCAATTGCCCACATCAATGAAGTTGCTGCGATTCTTGGAATAACTCGTGGTGCCGCATACCAGAGAATGAAAAGGGGGAAATTAAGTGTCTAGCAATCCTATTATTGACGCCATAAATAGTCTGAATACAGAGACCCCATTTGGTTATGGGCTAGAACTAGCGCAGCAGCAATCTGTTGAGTGGCTATATTCCAGAGTTGGGCATACCACCTGTTCCCGATTCAAAGACGCGATGGACTTTACCAAAGCAGGCAAGCCTGGAGCCAAGCGCACAGCATACCTATGGGAACTGGTCATCGAGCGCATTACCGCAGCACCATCCGAGCATTACGCCTCAGTCGCCATGCAGCACGGCACGCAGATGGAGCCTTTTGCCCGCATGGCTTATGAGGAGCGCACGGGCAACATGGTTGCGCAGACTGGGTTTATCCACCATCCGACAGTCCCAATGTGCGGAGGATCGCCGGATGGGCTGGTGGATGACGATGGCGGGGTCGAGATAAAGTGTCCCTTTAACTCAGCCAACCATCTGCAATGCTTCCTGACCGGCGTGCCAGAGGAGCATCTGCCGCAGATTCAGGGCCTCATGTGGATCACAGGACGGCAATGGTGGGACTTCGTTTCCTACGACTCACGCCTGCCGCCTGAATACACAATATACATCCAGCGGATAGAGCGCAACGAGGAATACATCGCAAAGCTTGCCAAAGCCGTGCAGGACCATCTTTCCGAGGTTGCCGACCTGTCCGCCAAGCTCGCCGCTGCCGGGAAGAAGGAGATGCCGATCTAACGCCGCTCGCTCTCCAGCGTGTCGATGCAAAAATTTAACTTGGCGACTACGGCATCGGCACGACTGGCTTCTGACCGGAGAAAAGAAGCAAATTTTGGAGAAAGGTCGGCTCCTCCCGCGTTAGCTGCGTTGGTATTGGCGGAAGCTTGGGAGGGTCCACCACTACAGGCTTGGACGGTGGCATAGGGGTCGTGCAGGCGCACAGACTCAGCAACACGGGCAGCAGTAGCTTGCGCATCTAACTTCCTTTCGTACTGTTTGCCCGCGACTTGGAAGGCACCTTGCCACTGCTGCTCTTGCGCCCTGTACCTCGCAGATAGCCCCTTTTCCGCGATACGCGCTTCCTCGGAGGCCTGGAGATCGCGGGCGACGTATTCAGCGCGAGTGATTTTATCGCCATCCGTTCTTCCCTTGACGTAAGCACCGCCGATCGCACAAAGGAACAGAATTGCTGCCACAAGGTAGCCATAGGGGTTCATCCTTTCCTCATCGCATCAGCAAGCCGCTTGGCCCTGTCGCCCACTTGCTGCGCCCACTTGGACGCAAGCATCTGGTCTGCGGCCTCATCGAACTTTCCCTCGTGGATTGCGCCGAGCATGTTGACGAAGCCTGAGAGGCGCGTCACGCCCATGTTGAAGCACATATTCACCAGCACCGCTTTCCTGGCATCCGAGAGATGGTCAAACGACAGGCAGATGGTTTTAATTGCTTGGTCTGCGCGGGCAATGTCATTCTTCAGCAGCAGCATTATTTCATCTGACGACAGCCCAACATCATCAAGATTCCTGCCAACCCCGATGGTGAGTTTGCCTACCGTGTCCCTGTAGGGCTTGTTGCGCACGCCCTCATCTATGGGCAACTGTTGCAGGCAAATATCGAGGTAGCTCATTGCGCAGGCGGCGCCTGTTTCACCAGCCGAGCTACCAGAATGATCGTCATCATCAGTCCGTACTCTTTCGGTGTCAAAAGTCCGGAACCATTCATCGAAGTTAGAATCTGATCTCCTGATGCGATCAATATCCCAATAATCGTCAATCGCGCAGACCAAAGCTTATTGATCTGCTGCCGCCAGTTGTCTATGAGTTGCATGTCCCCTCCCTATTTTGGAAAGTACCACAGCACAGTAGCCGCCTTGGATACCAAGGCTCCACATGCACCAGCTAGACTTGACATGACTATAAGGACTTTCCAGCCGCCCTTGGTTTGATTGATATTCTCTAATATCTTCTCGACATTGGCATCAATCTTATTGACGCGCTCTTGAAGCGATTCAATAATCCCGTCATGTTTCCCTAGCGCCCTATGTACGTCCTCGTGCATGGGTAGCTCCGTCATTTTTGTTCTTTCTTATCCTGATGTTACCGGATTTACAAGAATCACTATGTAAGAAAACCTATACAACTAATTCGCCATGACCGTGCGCCAGTTGGTCCCATCGCAGACCAAAACTGCCCATTTTCCGGCACCAGAAACAATAGTTGAACTTAGCCCGCCAGTGAGGCTGATAATATTAGCAGCGCCAGCACTGATTGTGACCGCTTGAGTAGAAGTAAAAACAAGCCTTCTTCGTGTACTTGCTGCCGCATTTGGCATCGTTACTGTCACAGCCCCGGCACTGTAAATGTTGACTATTGTGTAGTCAGTCGAAGCAACAGAATAGGTTGATGCGGAGATGACACCAAAAGGGGCTTCATACTGCCCACCTTGCCCATCGGTAGTCCCTGTAACCAGCGATCCACCAACAACGTGCAGCATTTGCTGTGGGCTTGAAGTTCCCAATCCAAGCTTTGACTGATCGGTGAGAACAACAGCGCCTCCACCTCCGCTAACGCCATCAAAGTTGATTGCATACCCACCAGATGCGATGCTGTCGCCCTTGATCCATACCCCTCGCTGCCATGCATTTGTTGCCCCGTTTGTGGACTGGATGGCAATTGCTGCGGGACCAACAATCTTTGTTCCCCCCGAGTAAATATCCAGTGCAATATGCTGTTCTGCCGCAGTCGGCGTAAGTGCGTCGTCAGCTTTGTTGTTATTAATGTCCAATTCCATGACAATAACGCGAGCCTTGGAATCTGCTGCATTTTGTTGGGCAACAAAATTCCCGGCCTGAACCATCTCCGTGCCGCCGCCACCTGTTTGGGCCGCACCATTCAAAGCAACTCTTGAATTAGAGGAGGTTCCAGCCCCTCCGGTTATTTGGAACACCTGACCGAACTGCGCTGCTCCAGCAAGAGCGGCAGTAACAAGCTTTGGCTCTGTTTTGTTCGTAACATATACACCTGCAGGCTGTCCGATTAATCCGGTATAAGTAATGGTTGCGCTGCTTAGGCTAACTAATCTTGCGCCAGGATCAAACATCAATTGCACATTGGCAGGAACGGTAATATTGGTGCCAAACCCATATCCTGATGCCGTGTATGGGAACAGAAGAATCTTGTTAGCTGCCGCAGAAATAGCAGCGTTTATTTTCGTGTATTCGTCCGATCCATTTCCAATCGCGCCATAGTCAGCAACACTAATTACGCTGCTCGTGTAGTCATTGAAGTCAGCAATTATTTGATAGCCAGTTACTACCCCGCTGGTTTTGAAGAAAATGCACCTTTGGGGAGCAAGGGTAAGAGAGTTTGTTGATCCGTTAATCGTATCTGAATTAGTTGCACAACTTACGGTGACATTGCTGGTCCCAACGTTGACCACTCCCACTATGTATCCCGATCCAGCCGAAGATGCATCCATAAGTAATATGGTCGTTGTGTTAGATGCCTCTATCGTTTTCATATGATCTGATGCAATCGTCGTATAGTTGGACGCCGCAACAGTCGTAGAAAAATCGGTAAAAGAGAGAAGCGCAGTATTAACCGATTCAGCGAGTGCTTTAACAGGGTCGGAAAGCTTTGCCTTGATAGTGGAATTCCACGTTATTTTGTTATTGGATGTGGTGCTGCCATCATCAGGCGGGGGGGAGGTGTTGTATCCCGATATGGTCTGATTTGAATATTTAGTGCCCATTATTTAACCCCTGTTGCGTAGCCGTGCTTCTGCAATTCGGCTAATTTATCTTCGCTTTCGCCTATGTCATCCCTAACCATCTTGTTAGGCACACTGATTTCTGAGCAAATCTGGTAAGCCCGTTTTCTTGCCGCTTTGATTGTCTTGCCTGATCCTGTTATGACCATTGGGTATTCCCCGCTGGTCAAAAGCATGTCTTTCTCTACAGGTTTATCCCCCTGCATATCCACGCCTTTACCAAGCATGGCTTGGGCAAGGTGAATGTTCGGCCAGTTATCCATTGTGATCCCGAGGATTGGATTCCCTATTGCCGAGGATTTATCGCCCCCTTTGTTGGGAAAGGGCGGCTGGGCCATCACGCATCCCACAAAAGCATCCATCGAGCATTGCAGTGTGTCTTTCCCATGCAGCGCGTCAATCATCCATTTCACGGGTTCTGCGTGTTGAGCGCACATAATGAAGAATGCGGGCCATCCGGCGCGGGTAGTGAACTCAAGAGGCCATGCTTTGCCCTTCTCGTCGACGATACAATTCACGTCCACATCGCCTCGGTGGCCGACTTTCAGCAGGTATCGTTCGAGCGGGTCAAGGACCACTTTGGATAGTTTGGACTTGTCCGTGTACCACATCACAGTACCCATTTCCCCGGTATTCGGCCCGAAGTTCCCCGACATAAGTTTCTTATGCTCGAAATTCTCTCCACGAGGTTTCAGGAAACCATCTGAACCTATCCAAGCCGATACCCCGACCTCCACCCCGGCAATGAAGGTCTGGAGCATACAAGCCCCTTTCAGCTTTACCCCGTTCTTTTTCCATCTGCGGATCGTCGTAATCATGTCCGCCGCGTCTTTTGCAACGTAGGACATGGATTTGTCATCATCGGAGCCAAGCGTCTTAAAAACCCACCGCTCGTTACCATGCTTCCAGCAGTAGGCTTCGCAGGCATCCAGTGTCGCAAACATCTTGTACGGCGGAACCTCAATGCCATTCTCGGCAAACACATCCATCCCGAGCTTGCGATTGATCTCCAGATCGGCAGATGCCTTGCTAGGCCCAAATACCGGGTATCCATACGCCCTGAGCGCATCCAGCTTGTCCATGTACAGGCTGTTGACGGTGGGGAATATCAGGTCTGCCCATCTAGCCCACTTCTCCCAGTCGGATACCTTTTCCACAAGCCCATCTCCAGTGCGGTCCCGAGAACCGTCCTTGGCTTTGCGAAGGAAAAGCTTTGCCTGATGCCCGTGTTCCTGACAACGCAGAGCGAAGTCCAGGCCGACGCAATCAGGGTCTAGGATGAGGATATTTGCCATTATTATTGGCGCTCCAACATACGCTCGCCTTGGTTGATTTTATTACTTGCCCCACGAGCCATTCCTTCAGCTTCAATTAGGGCATATCCTCTTAAACCTCCCAAAGCAAACTTCTTAAGTGTTGAAGCAATTTTCCCTTGCGCCAGTCCATCAGTCATGTATTTGATTGCAAGTGGAGAAGAAAGAAATTCTCCCCCTGCAAATATTTTGGTTAATTGCATAAAGTTTTTGATTGGATGAAGCCCGAGAGATGCGGCAATAAGCCCGCCGGAATCTATAGGGTTTTTTCTAGAAGCAATATCCGCAGCTTTCGCAAAACCATAGGCGTTATCAACCCATTGTTTCCCAAAAAGTTCAGTTAAGTAGGGTTTTCCGTATTTGTCCAACTCGTCCAGCAACGGCTTACCCATCAATTCTGTTTTTGCGTACTTTTCAGCTCCTTTTGTTGCCGGAACTTCCATTTTTGTAAAAATATTCCTTGCGGTGTACTCGCGTATTGCATTTGCTTCTGGAGAATTCACGCCGAAAGTTTTAATAGCGTTTCGCATTTGCAATCTGTTATTGGGTTCTGATAACCACTCCACGGCTCGTAAAGATTGCTTTCCTCCATCTCGGATAGCACTAAGCCAATCTGATTTTATAAGGGCATCGCTTTCAGATTTGGCTTTAATGGCATTTTGTATTGCTGTCTTAATGTCTCCCTTACCAAGGACTTCTGCATCAATCTTCCCACCCAACGCCGCATATTGTTGAACTAGTTTTTTAATATCCGATGATGTTGGCCCATACAAAGCATCCATCATTCCGTTTTTGTTCATAGAGTTAATTCTTGTGGCTAGAATTCTCCCGTTCACTTCTCCCGTCATAGGGTCTATGGCGTCACGAATTGTGTTATTCCAAACTTGGGATCCAACTTCTCTAAAGGTTTCCGGACTGACAACTTTTTTTATTCTGAGCAATTTGTCAGTTTCTCCAGCCTTGGCAATGTAATCTGCTACTTTTTCCGGCTGGATATATCCTGTTTTTGAAGCATCTTTGACCAAAGCTTCTACGCTCAAATCGTCAAACCGCTTAATCCCCGATTTCCAGTATTGATCTGCACGACGCAAAGATTGAGCGACTTTTTCAACTCCATCAACAAACTTAGGAGTAACCGTTGTAATAGGTTTCCCTTGAGAATCCAATATTCCTGTTTTTTTACGTTCAATAATTTTAGACGTGGCATCATCAAATGCACTATCTGACGCCCTAGCCAATTGAGTCGCCTGCCTATCGGACAGTCCTGCATTCAAAGCGTCTGTCTCTGCTTTAGAATAAAACTTGGAACGTATAGCTTGCATTTGCTGGAAAGTGACATATTCCGGCAATTCGTTAATGCCTTTAGTAAAAGCTTTTAGATTTTCAGGAACAAGTACGGACACATCGCCCGACTTTGTTGGGGGCATTTGTTTTAGTATGCCGTTCAAAACGTCTTTTATTTTTTGAGTAGGAACAACAGGACCACCAGCAAATTCGTCAATTGGGGCGTATAGTTCGCTGGCCTTTTTTCCAAAATCCGTTCGATTTGCCCTAATGTCTTTTTCAACATTTGCAGCCAAATCTCCAGATGGGGCACCAATTTTCCCGGAAATGGCATCTTGAGATTTTTTAATGAGCGCTTCGGCTTCTGCCTGCGCTTTAGCCGCATTTTTTTCTACGACAATTGCAGTCTGCTCTGCACGCGCACTCAAAGCACCACTAATTGCCTCGGCTGATTCTCCAGTAGTTTGAAAACCTGTTGCTAAGTTTGTAATGCCTTGACTGGCCTTTTCCATCACAGGGCGGTTCAACTCAGGAAGTTCGTCCCCAAATAGCCTAAAAGCAGCGTTCTGTAACCGCTGAGTAAAAACCGCATTAGGCGCAAATGTACCTACTTTAGGACGAAGTCCTATATCGGTTGCTGCCTTAACTTCGCCCATGCGCTGCTCATACATTGGCACGTTTTTTTGCCACGGCCCCAATATTGAACCAGGCTTATAAGGAGCAAGCGCAGACCTTCCAATATACGCGGCCCCTCGGGTAAGCCCCTCTCCTAAAAGTCCTGGCACAGCACCTTGAGTAATCATCTCCCTTGCTGCAGCAGCGGAATCTTGTTGCACGGGAAGGCCAATGGCTCTTGCAAGTAGCTGATTTACAGCCACTCCAAAAGCGCCACCCCCGCCAGCCATTACAGAACCAGTAACCGGACCAGCCGCCGATCCAATCGTAGCCCCTCCTATCATCCCCAAAGTGGGCAAAACCTCCCCAGCTACAGAAGAATATGTTAAAGCGGTTCTATCAGGAGTAGGAACCACAGGTTTTACGGAATATTTTTTATCCCCAATTTGGACAATATCTCGACCAAATTTGTCTATAGCTACATTGTCTTTGCCGTATTTTTGCGTAAGGTAGGCAGTCCTTGACTCGTTATCATTGAGCAATGAATATTCTGCTTGAGTTCGATTATCTGGCAATCCGCCATAATCGACACCTTTTTCCAAAGTACCCATTACCCTTTGCATGGCCGCAGAAGCCTTCCGGCCTAGTGTCCCTGCAATTTTTTCAACAACAGCAGGAGATGCAGGGCCAACATTCCTCGCCGGAACAATAGTCTCCCACCCATCGCTAGAAGGCGCAGTTTCACCTTTGGCAGAAACTATAACCTCCCATTCCCCACTCATTATTTCTTCCTCGCAACAATTGATCCATCGGGCATTTGTTTGTATTCGTAATTATCAGGATCATATTTTTTACCGGATGCCTCAACCTTTGCTTTAAGCGGGTCTTTTTCAACAGGACTTCCGGAATCAATTTGATATAGTTCTTTACCTGACTCTGCATTAGCTCGTTTCAGGATATTGTTTTTCAACTGCGTCAATTGGGTTATTACCTGACTAGGATTGGTGAACGAACCAAGCCCTGCAACTATGGCATCTTCCTTTTCTACGTCCGATTTGAACTTCTTGTTTCCTCCTCCCAAAGGAGAGTGACGATACTGATTTTGTAGATCAAGAATTGTGGTCCTAAAATCGCTGGCGGGATTTTGTGCCGTATCAGAAACCAAGCCGGTCATAAATTCCACCCCTCGCTCTGCTCTGCCGCGAAGGCCAACAACATTCGGATTTGTTTTTACAAGGTCAATTGCTTCGTCAATCTGTCCAACCAAAGAGTCTGCCGGACCTTTGATTTTGTTTTGGATTGTCTGATCCGTTTTTTGTCCGAACATTTCCCTCCGCAGTTCTATACCTTGCCTGCGAGATTCTTCGGCAATAATGCCAAGCTGTTGTCTCAGTGCTAATGACTCGGCCTGATACCGTGCCCTATCTTCTATCGTTTGTCTTCTATCCTCTGCTCTTTGCTTAGCTTCATCTGCTCTTTGCGCTAATTGGTCATAGCGAAGATTCATGTTTTCTTCAAGCGTTTGCCTACGCAAAGCTCTATCTTCTTCTGCTTTGCGCATAGATGCTTGTTGAGCAAGCAAATTCTGACCCGTACCAGACTGAAGCAAGGCAGCAGGAGGTATATTAGAAATAAGTCTCTCTAAAGCTTTAGGATCGGTCAATTCTGAAGGTTGCAATCCACCTAAAGACTTCGATATTTCATTTTCAGCTAAAGCTTGACGAGTCGGTTGAATAACACTTGCCGCACCGCCCATTCCTAAGCGCTGCAACTGAGCTTGCCCTTGTTGGGGATCAATCGAGCCTTGTTGAATTCCTGAAATAATTGACTTTGCCATCAATTCTTGCTGTAACTGTTGCTGCGCCATGTGCTGCTTTATCATCAGTTGCCGTTCTTGGTTCTGCTGCTGGTACACAGTGGGCGAGAGAATGGCCCCCGCGTCTTGCAGTCCTCGCCCCAAGTCGTCCCAAAATCCCGGCATCTCAGCCTCCACTCAGAAGGTTGCCAAGGCCACTGTAAGCACTTGGATTCAAGCCAAGGCCACTGTAAGCACTTGGATTCAAGCCTCTACCAAGCACATTAAATGCGGTCCCGTAGAGGTTGTTCTTAATCTGTTGATTCTGCAAGCCCATCTGAGATATTTGGGAAGCAAGGTTTCCTTGCAGCGCCAGTGATCCCTGAGCCGCATTTGCACCAGCATTTGCCAGCGCGGTATTCCCGGTAGCAAGGAAGTTGGCTATGTCAGTATCCCCGAAACTGGAGCCACGCACTCCACGCAAAGCCTGAGATTGCAGCAAATTGCCATATCCAGCGGCCAAGTTCTGCTGTGCTGGAGCTTGTGCGGCCTGAATGACGGCGTTTTGGTTCCCTTGCAGCCCGCTCAGGATGCTCTGCAACTGACTGGTATCCGCCCCCGGCTGTTGCGCCGCGTAGGCCAGCGCCAGAAGGCCGGGAAGCGTAGAGCCTACCGATGCCCCTCCAGAACCAAGGGACGTGCCTAGAACGCTGTTTAAGCCATTCCCAAGCTGAGATAGCAGGTTTGACGGAAGTCCTCCCGTAGAGCCAATTCCAGAATTGGCTAAAGTAGTGGTCCCGCCGTTGCCCCCAAGGAATGACCCCATCGCATTCGTGCCGCCAGCAAGGCCCGCCGCAGTTGCCGCATTGGTCGTGATATTGGACAGGTCAGTGCTGCTAGGCGTCCCGAGGATGTTGCTTAAGGTACCGCCAAGCCCCTGATCGAAGGTATTGACCGCTGATCCGGTTGCATTCAGCCCCAAGGCCGGATTATTCAGGGTTTGCAGCCCCGTTCCTAGCGTGTCTGCCCCACCTGACAGCGCCGCCCCAGACAAGCCACCGCCAGCCAATATCGTTGACAGGTCCGGGATAGTTGTCGCAGCAGGCAATGCCAATCCTGTGCCCGCGTTGCCAAGGGTAGAGGTTCGCAACCCAAAACCGCTGCTAATGTCTGTCGCGCCAAGATTTGACGCCTACTGAGTCCCGCCAGCGGTTCCGGCCTGTGTCCCTGCCTGAAAGCCTCTTGTAAGGCTTTGCTTCGCTTGGTCTAGCGCGGGTATGCCT